AATCGTAATTGGTTTCAAGCGCCTTTTGCGTCCCGAATAGCGCCTTGCCGTAGAGGTCAAGCAACTCGCCGGCCAGGGCCTTGCTCGCGCCGTGTTTGTGAAGCATTGTGGAAAATGCCGTCGCCATTTCGTCGGACCATACGACCCCTTCCGGCAGGACGTCAGGCTTCGCCACTCCGTATTCAGCGGCCGATTCGGGCGGCTTGGCGAGGATCCCGGCCTCGTAGAGCTTCGGCAGTTGCTCCGTTTTCCACTTGGCAAGCTCCGCATCGCCCACCACCTTGAGCGGGATCCGTCTGCCGACCTCGCTATGCTGATCGAGCGCCCGTCGCGCAAAGGCTTCCAGGTCAGCCGACTCTTTGATAAACGGCTGATCCCGCAACGGCACTTGCTGACCGCCGACGTCTATGGTCGCTGTTTCCGGTATGCCTCCGTACCACTCATCCATGGAATCCCTCCAATAAGTCTGCCTGTTCTGTTTTTACCTCGTACTTCTTCGGATGCTCTCCCTGATCTATGTTCTCAAGGATCTGATGCACACAGGCCCGTAGCCCATTATGGTGTGCGGCCTCGATTGGATTGTTTCCCTCGTAAATCGTGGCATAGACATTCGTCACCAAATGGTCAATTACGATGCGACCATGAAACGTCGAAAAGGTCGCAACATACGCCTGCTTAATGTCCTCATCCTTCTTCCGCGTCCATTTTTGGATGAACCATTCAGCGAGCCATAGTTTCACAAAACACGCGCGTCCTAGAGTGCCGCCCTCGTTTCGCCGGTCGGAGCTTCCCGTTGTGTTTCTCGCCCTGCTTTAATGGCCGGCGCGACATTTTTCAGGATCTCAGCGGCCTGCGCCGCCTGTTCAATCTGCTGCTGCTGTTGCTCCTGTTGCTGTCGTGCTTCGCGTACCGCCTCAACTTCGTCCTCATTCCGCGCCACCTTGGCCGGGACGCCCCGGACGCTGAATACATGCTCACGGACCTTATCGGGATCGAAGCCATCCCATATTTGCGGGAAGAACTGCGCGAGCGGTGCCAGGTCGTTGATCGCCAACGTAATCGCCTCGACGTCACCCGCTCTCTGTGCTTTGGCGATGGGGTTTTGAAATTCGACGTCTATCTGCCCATCGCTCTCTGCAATCTCCGGAGGAGGATCCGGAAAATCGCCAGCCGCGATCATAATGTCGAAGGAAATATCTATGATCCGATGCAGAAACTCCCACTCCAACCGGCCATAGACGGGACCGAGCAGCCGAAACAGTAGCTCGATCTTTTTGGCGAACTCGAAGGCCGTCATTTCGGTTTTCTGGATTTCCATGAGCGCGAGGATCTGATCCACGAAGAAGATTTGCCGGATGGACTTCCGAAGCTCCTCCTCCTTGATCGCAGACACTTCGGGCCGGGATCCTGTCTCGAAGGGCGCAATCACGTCCTGAATCCGCTGTCCGTGCGTGTTGACGGACATAGGCCCACCTGGCGTGAGCCGGAGCGTCCCGATCACCGAATCATGCCTGGAAAGGACCGGGGGCCGGATCTTCAACGCCCAATCCTCCAACCCCATCCGTTTTGCGGTATTCAGGGTCCAGGTATCGGCAAATGCGAGATCGCCCCGCCCACGGCCATAGACCTCGCCCGGGGTTTTCTGATACCGCGCTACCGCGCCGGGAAAGCTCGTAAAGCCGCTTTCGCGGAGCAGATGCTTGGCCTCTTTCTCTACCCAGGCCGACTCCCACGGAAATCCGAGTGCCCCGCCACGGTTCTGATCTTTGAGCAGCCGAGGTTGAATCGAATGGATGATGGTAAACTGTTTATCCATTTCGCCTTTCACCAAAGCCGCCCTGACCGATTCGCTCAGGCGTTCCTCACCAAATTCCTCCCTCATGCTCCGGCTCGTCAGCATGTGTTCCCGCATCATCGTGTCCACCATGCCGTTTGCGCCTTCCGCGATCACATACCGTCCGATCTTCACGGCCGTAACCTGGAACCCCCGGAAACCCTGAACGATCTCATTGGGGGGCTGTTGTAGCTCCTCGACGAGTATGTTGGCGGTGCCAAAGCCCACATAATCAATCAGGGCCTCCGGGGCCTCTGCGTAGAACATGGACGATGCGAAACGGGCGAGCATCCGGTCGCGGATTTCCTCAAGCCACTCCCGCACGGCGTCTATCGTATTAAATTCCGCTTGCCGCATCCGGAGGTTCATCCATTGTTGCCCCGGATTGATAACGTGGCCGGCGATGAAATGTGCGGAAATCTCTGAGGCCATCATGGTCGAGGAATCAAAGACAGCCCGCCCCTGTTTCTCGCCAGGGACGAACTTGGTCTGGATCCCCTCGCGGGACGGCGCGATAAACGGAGCCATGCGGTCCCATCGCTCCAAAAAGTTAAATTGCTCGGCTCTCAGGCGTTCGTGCCGCTTTACAATGTCAGGGCCGTTCGCTGGCATCATGTCCTCGCTGTCAGGGCTGATTCGTCCATAAACTCCTGTCGGAGCGCCGATCGTCGCGGCTTCTTCTTCTCCGGAAAGAACAGATCGAAGGCGGGGCTGATTTTGGCAACCGGCCCCAGGAAACTGCCGGCGATCGCCTCTCGCGGCTTCTTGCCTTGCGCGAGGCCCCCGAGCGGCGAAAGAAAGCTAAGTAGGTTTCCCATGTTAGCTGCCCAATGTTTCCTGCAACATCCCTTCGGGCGTTTCCCCAATGAAGTCCCGGCTCAAGATCGTGGAGCGAAAGCCCCGCGCTCGCCGCCGGCGCCGTGCCGCCTCTGCCGCTGCCCGCTGGACGCCCGGATCTCCGATCCTGGGCGCTTTCGGCGGGGCCTGAATAATGACCGGGGGTGGTGGTGAACCTCCAAATATCCCTCCCATGGTTTTCCTCCTATGATCCGAATAGCAGACCGCCGCGACCTGGACCTGTGGCTTGCGTCCCGAAAGGTCCGATCTCCCGGGCTAAGAATGATCCTCTGTTTGCCGCTGTGCGCCGCCGAATGTTCTGCGGGTCCGATGTTCCAAATTCCCGATCCCCTGCGAGCGGCACCCGTCGCTTTTGCGGCCCCCTCGATTGAGCACCGGCAAAGTTCTCAAAGATTTGACGGATAAGCGCCGGATTCCTGCTTCCCATGGTTTCCTCCCTAAAGCTCAAACTTACTTTCGACCTTAACCTCTTGGAGCGGCGATGCCGTTTGGAGCACCTGATCGAGAAAGTAAATGAAGGCGTCGCCTAGATCCTCCCATGGATGGTTCGGTTTCTTCGGGAGATCCCGGCTCACCCGACCATCCCGCCCCTGTGGGTAGTACCACCGGCCCGACAGGGCCTTAATCAACGGTGTCGCGCCAACAGGACATACCTGTAAGGCCACCTGGCCGGGGGAGGCGTGCTTGTTGAAGATGGAGAGCAGGGCATGGCGACGGGCTTCCCACTTGACCGGCCCCGGTGTCCATAGTCCCGGCAGCATGGCCTCGAGGGTGCCGATGGGGTTCTGATCTATGTCGGTCTGCTCCCCTGTCTCGCCGGATACGTCATAGCAGCCCCGGATCATCGTCCTGGCCGCTCGCAAGACCCACGGTGCATTAACCTGGATCCAGGGGATAACGGTGTTTTCGATATGTTGTTTCACGCCGCCCCGCTCGCACGGCAAGGCCGCAAGAACACGGATAAATCCGCGCCATACTTGACCGATGATCGTGGCCGGCGTATGGCCGAAATCCTGCCCGATAAAAAGCGGTTCTCCCTCTGCCGCCCGGATTGTTTCACGGGAAACATGCACATCCTCGCGGAAGCCCTCCGCGACCTGTTTTCCGAGGATTACGACTCCCGGCTTGCCCTCCAATAGCCTCCGTAGGAGGTCAGGGCGCTCTCTGAGGGCATGTGCCCACGCTTCCCGCTCCTTCTCCCCTGCCCGCTCCCCCGGGGGGATCTGGAACCACATACGGGTATTGTCGCCGGGAGTGAAGCCGACGCGCTCCGTGTTCTCTTTCTCGAGGGTCGGGGGATTAAAGCGGGTCCAGGTCCAATGATCTTCGTCGGGGTAATTCAAGCTCATTAAGGCAGGGTGACAATGGGTAGGCATCCGTTGCGAGGTCAGGGCTATGTCCCAGGCCGTTTCGCTCACGCCCGAGGATTGGACCATCAGCGCGGCCGGGGCCGGCTCCTCGAACCAGATCCCGCACGTTTCCATCCGGACGCGATCCATGGCCCCTAAGTCCTCGATTCCAAAGAGGTCCATCTTGACCACTTCCTGCTTATTCACGATCGCTACCGCGAGCTTCCCGCCGTCGTGGACCTTCCACATGCTGTCCCAAAACGGCTGTTCCAGGGTCCGGAGCGTTTTCAGCTTGTGGGACGTCAGGGTGTCCGTGACGCCGATCCAGCGCACCGGGAGCTCGTACCCTGCCGCCTTGTGCTCCCCGGCATGACCGATCATGGCCGTCAGGATCGCTACGGTCTTGCCTTCGCCTCGGGGGCCATACAAGGCGTACTCTCGAGCGCGGCCGCGAGAGACAGCCGCCATAAACTCATGTGCCGTGTGCCTGAGATTCACGCGGAGTCGGTCATTCGCCGTCTTTTGCGGCCGACCTCCTTTCGGATTCGATGGGCGAAACGTCATGGTTCCCCCACGGCAAAGAAAAAGGCCATGCAGGTATGTGGCCCCACATGGCCCATTCTTTGCCTTCGGCCTGATTCAGCCGCCGCCGAGTCAGGCTACGTTATAACCATCGCTCTTGCGAGTCGAACCTATTTTTTTTTAGACTTACTTTTCTTGGGACGCGGCACTTCGAGCCGCTTCCCGCCTTTAATGTCAGCCATTACTTGCCTCCCAACTTAACCGGCTTTTTCTTCGGCTTCGGCTTCGCCCGTTCTTTCGGTGTGTGTAGTGGCATCATTACCTCCTTTGTTCTCGCCACGGCGCGAATCCAGCGAGGTATCGGAGCGACGAGAGCGGCTTGAGTTCCTCCCGCGGCTTGTAGTGGCTGATGATACCGTAGCCGCCGACGTCCCGCTTCGGCCGCTTCGCCATGACCGCTCCGTACTCCCATCCGAGAATGTCCACGGTCTTGTCCTCGTTGAACCGTTGGAGCACATAGACATTGACGACCTTCTTAATGTCGCACTCTTTCACCAGCAGGTTAAACGGGTTGCGGAAGGTCTGGACGTTGACGATCCCGACCCCGGGCAAATAAAAGTCCCGGCCCCCATCGCCCTCCGGCCGCTCCGTCAAGTCCACTTCGAGATCAAAGACCTCCGCAAAGTGTTTCTCCCCGTAGAGGCAAATGATGTTCTCCTCCGCGGGATCCGGAAAGAACCGGGCCGTCCCATGCTCGCCGTGAACCTCTTGCCGCCTTCGGCCTTCGACTTCCGGATCGAAGTGCATAGATCCTCATTTCCCCCGAAACAGATCCGGCCTCGCCTCTTTCACGACAAACAGCGCAAACAGGAGCCACCTTTCTTCCTCGGCCGTCAGATCATCGAGGGCTTTGCCGGTGACGGCCTTGCAGAGATCATCAGGCGTGATCTTTTCTTTCGTGAGTATATCGTCCATACAATCCTCGCGGGGGGGCGGCAATCTCTGACAGTTTGTTTCGAGCACCGATGGACTTCACCTACCTAAAAGTTGTAGTCCGAGTTCCCCGCCCTTTGCTACTTGGCCCCGGCACGGAGCGTTCGCTCCCC